GCCTCCTGGACTGTTGCTCCCTTGTAGGACATCTCGCCGTCCTCGTCGTCAAGGATGATGTGCCACTCTTCGCCAACCTTGACAGCCTCCGCGAATCGGAAGCCAGCCTGCGCTGCAAGTATCTCCAGCTCCTTGAACATCACTGCACCTCCATTGCGTCGGTGATGACGCGATAAGCGTCCTCAGGCGACAGGTTGCTGGTGTCCAGTGTGAGGTCTGCATAGGCATCTGTCCAGCCTTGTTCGGTGATGTCCTTCGTCCCAATCAACTTGCCCCCCCTTCGTGCCGCCCTGACCTCTGCCGAGGCCGTCAGCCGGACAACGAAGATGTTGGGGTCTACGAGCTTCAGGTACTCGACCTCGGCGTCAAGGCGCACGTCCTCAACGACCACGCCGTAGCCCATGCGCTGAATCTCAAAGTAGTCCAGCCGCCAGACACGCAGCCAGAACTTCCTGTCCACCTTGCGGAGTGCCGCACCAATGTCTTGGAGCAGCTCGCGCCCAGTGACCATCTCAGGTCCACTGGCGCGGTCCACTGGGAACTGCTCCTCCTTGCTGAGTGCGGGATAGGCGAGGCTTGCGATGTGCTTGATGGCGTCAGCGATGCCGTGACGCTGCGAGCCACGATGCTCCTCGAAGAGCGCGGCGATGGTGGACTTGCCGCTGCCCTGCGGCCCAAGCAATGCGATTGACCTGTTCATGCTGCCTCCACTGCTGCATACCACTTGCGGATAGCGTCCTTGAATCCCTCAAGGTCGCACTCCCTTGTCTGCCAGCCCTCGACTGTCACGGTTGTGAGCTGCGTCACCACGAGGTGCGTGCCTTCGTTCCAGGCTGTGGCGATGAACACCTTGAAGCCAGCCTTGCGGCTCAACTGCTCAAGCAGAATCTTCTGTCCTCCAGAGATAGTCTCCTCCGGCTTCTTGAACTCGCCGTAGAGGAACCGACCCTTGCGCTCAAGGATGAAGTCCACGTTGCTCGGCATCAACTTCGGATTGCTCGGTATCACTCCCTCAAGGTCAGAGAAGTCAATGTGAGGTGCTGCTCCGTTCCTCATCATGCTTTCTGTCCTCCAAGAATCTCAGCCAGTGAAGGCATGCGTGTTGCTTTAGTAAGAGTGTCTTGTCCTGTATTGTCATTGTATTGTCTTGTCCCTGCGTGACTAAACCGTGACTCAGGGTCTTTTTGAGCACGATGCCTGCGCTGACGGTCAGCCGAAGTCGCATCGAGTTGCCAGTGAGAATAGTTTGAGATGGTCACGAGACCGTTGTCAGACTCGTGTAGCAGCCCTTCGGCGATGAGCCGTGGCAACGCCCTTGCATAGCCTGCACCGAGCAGGGTGGATAGATGCTTTCGGTCCCTGAACTCGCCACCCTTTCGGAGCAGCTTTGCCTTGCAGATAGTCATGAAGAACGCAATCTTCTGAGTATCGGTCAGGCTCTGAATGACCGGATGGTCGAACACCATCACGTCCATCGCAATCCAACTTCGCTTTGACTTCATGTCCCCTCCACTTCAACGTTGGCGCTGGGGACGGCATAACCCGCTGCCGCCCCCAGCATGATTAGAACGGCAGTTCGCTGAGGTCTTCAGGAACCATCCGTGGCTTTGGCTCTTCGGTCGGATGCGACGCGAGGAACTCTCGGCTTGGCTTGTCCTTGCACCAACCACCGTCAGCCGTCTTGTGGCTGGCCGTGTAGAACGGACCGTACGCCTTCCCGCTGACCTTGCTCACGCCGCCTGGCTTCAGCACCCACTCGGTGCCGTGTGAGCAGGTCTCGCCGCCAGCGAACTCGCTAAACACCAGTGCTGCCTTCAGCGCGATGGTCTGGTCGTCCGTCAGTGCCTCTCCAGAATCAACGGAGAGGGGTGTAGGAGCCACGGAGCGGGGTGCAACCCTGCCAAGTGGCACTGGGACACCCTTGTCTGGTGAATAGAGGCTCCTGCCCACTCCGACCTGAGCGGCGCAGCGACGCAGCGCGTCACTAGCTGCGGACTTGAGTGGCTCGTCATCCTGAGCAGAGTTCGGGTAGCCGAAGTCCTGCCGGATAGTGGACTTGCCGTCCACCACGATGACCAGCGAACCGTGAACGACGCCACGGATTGGGTCAGCGACCTTCACCTCGAACTGCCAGCCTTCAATGCCGAGAACGTCATCCAGCCGCTGCGCGACTGCTCGCGCATCTGCGTAGGTGAACGTCATGCCTGCTCGCCCTGGGCGATGCTTCAGGTCCTTCTCCTCGAATGGCGCTAAGAGCGCCGCTGCGATGTCCTTGCTCATAGTCCCTCCTCTGTTCTAAACCTAAACACTCGTGCGCCTGCTTTCTCTTGGGTGAGGCGCTTGACCGCTTCAGCGTAGGTGTCTGGCGCGACTGCGTGCAGAGTCTCTGCAACTTTCTCCCAGTCCGTCTTGACCGACGCCTTGTTCTGTTTCCACGTCGCAGACCAACCAGAGCCTGCGATGCCGACCTTCTCGCCGATGGCCTCCTTGAGACCGATGGCGAGGTTCTGGAGTTCTTGGTCCAGCAACTTTGACTCGTACTGCTTCTCCGCGTAGAGACCCGCGAGCCGGTCCAACGAAGTGTCAGCCTGCGCGTATTCCTCGCTTGTCTGCGGGACCACCTGCGCCAGCGCGTCGCTGTCCTCGCCCTGGAGGATTGGCGGCGTGTTGGTTGCAAGTAGGTTGCGGAACTCAACTGCCTTCGCGTACAACTCGGTCTGATAGTTCACGTCGGCAGTCACCCGCTCGATGCGGAATACCAGCCCACCGAGTAGCACGGCGATGTCGCACCACGGCGCTGCCGTCACGAACATCTGCCACTGCACCTGCGCGACCACCTCTGGCGGCACAGGGTGCAGACTCCAGCGCGGTGAGGTGCTGGTCTTGATTTCCACCAAGCCCTCCTCACCGACGATGGTGCGGTCGAGTGACGCCATGACCCACGGAATGTCCTTCAGCCGGACAATGCCATTGCTGCGGCGCAGCTCGCGGCCAGTCTCCATCTCGTAGAACTCAGCCACCGCGTTCTCCAGGAGGATGCCGCGAACGGCGGCAGGTCCAACTGGGTCTGGCGTGTACTTCCCGAGCTTCTCTGCCCACAGTTGATAGGCAGTTCGATAAGGATTGACGCCTGCGATGACCGACACATCAGTTGCCGTGATGCCGTCAGCCCGAAGTGCGAACCACTCAGGACTGCGCTGCTCTGCCTTGACGAACTCGTATTGCTTGCTCATGCCTTGACCTCCTTCTTTGCTTGCTCCAGGAGACGCTTCGCCTCATCTAGTCTCATGCCGCCCTCTGGCTTGTAGATTTGCACCAGCGTCTGATAGTGCCTGACCAGGCACGGCTTGCACAGCCGCTGCCCAAGACCAGGCTTGACCTCGGTTTCGCACTTGGCGTCGCACAGGACGCACTTCCACTTGACCATCACTTGCCCTCCTTCTTTGCTCGGTCCTTCTTTGCCCAGCCCTTGCCGGTGAAGACGATGGCGGCTGGCGTGTAGACCATCCGCATCCAGCGGCCGCACTTCTCGCAGCGCGGGTTGTAGAGCTGCGTCATCGAATGCGTGTGTTCCTCACGCGCACCGCAGTCGCCACAGCGATACTCGTAAACTGGCATCAGCCCAGAATCCCGAAGAGGAATACGACGAAGCCAAGCCCGAAGCACAGGATGCCGATGTCGGCAAAGAGTGCCGCGCGCTTTGCCTCTTCAGCCAAGATGCTTGTCTTGATTGCCACTCGCCTGTAGACGACTGGCTGGCTCTTTCGGTTGAGTTTCACTTGGTCACCTCCAGCGCAACCATCCAGCCGAGTGCTGCGTAGAGCGCCAAGATTCCGACGAGTGCGAACTTGCTGTTCCAGAATGTGTTCAGCATGATGCTGCCTCCTTCAACTGCTCAAGGGTGACTTCGCCGGCAGAGATGCGAGCAATCTCGCTCCATGCAATCGGCGCATGTTCAGCGAGTGGCTTCTCGCTGCGCTTAGGGCGAACGCCTAGCTCAAAGATGAGCGAAGGCAGTTCGGTCGAGGTAGGGTCGCCGACCACGAAGGTCGCGTGACCTTTGCGCTCGCTGCGATTGACCCACCCGAAGTTCTTGTTCATCAGCGCACCGCCTTGAGCGCGGCCGCGATGATGTCGGCAGTGTCCGTGTCGCCCATTTTCTCAAAGGCATACGCCGTAACGCCAGCTTCAGTCTTGACACTTCGGAATGTATCAAGCGTAGGAACGATGTCCTTGATGCGCTGCGCCCAGTAAGCGTGGTCCTTCGTTGCCGGGTCTAGTAGCACGCCATCGGCGATTGCCTCTAGGGTCCCCTTGAACTCTTTGAGTGTGACCTTTGCCATCTGTTTCTCCTCTTGCAGCCCCGCCAACTTGGTCGGGTTCCTCGCTGCTGTCACGACTATACACCGTGACAAGAATGGGCTGTCAAGCCCCTATTTTGAGCGTGAAGTCCCCCAGGCTGGAGGAGGTCAGCCTGGGGGTTCGGCGTCCCGAAGGCCGCCGTAGTCATCGTCCTCTAGCAGCTCCAGCACCACCTCGATGCAGGTCGCGCAGATAGCATAAGACAGGACCGCTGAATAATCGGCTGTGAGGCTGACCTCCTGCTCGGCAAATCTCCACACTCGGCGCTGCTCCCCGCAAGGGGTGCATGTGCCGTATTTGTCTGGAGTGCTAGCAGGAGGACCAGCCAGGAATGGCACTAGCGAAGCCTGACGAGGTACTCCGCTGAGACTTCACCGTCTCCGTCAAAGAACATGAGCCACTGCCCTGGTTCGCCGGACGCGCCGACGACCTCCTGAGCGAAGCGGTTGCTGCTCTCAAGGCTGGGACTGCACCACGTCGTAATCTTGCCGTCGGCAAGCACGAGACGCGCTGGCTGGTGCCAGTGTCCGAACCACATGTAGTCGAATGGCGCAACGCTCAAGCGCCAGCCGCTCGCCTTCTTTGCCACGCCGTACCACGGCATGCCAAGCCCACCTCTGAACTGGTCGCCGTGAACAATCATCCCAATCTTGCCGCCTGGCAGTTCCAGCGTGTCGTACCAGTGACGACCGCCGAGGGTCATGCTCTCTTTCCATGTCACGCGCTTCTCGGTTGCCACGAGCTGGCGCGCGATGTTGTAGAGAATCGCGTCGCTGTTGCTCTCTGGGCTGTGGTCGCTATACCGACCGAGCCGTCCGTGGTTGCCGATGGCGCCATAGACCTCAACCTCTGGGAAAAGTGCGGCCATCGCGCGCACGAACTGCGCGAGCATCTCCGCTCCCTTGAAGATTTGGACGTACAGACCGCCAGCCTCAACCTCGTAGGCTTGCCCTGGGAAGATGTTGCCGTCGGACTCCACGAGGTCACCCGTCAGTAATATCTTCAGCGTGTCCACAGGGTGGTCCAGCCGTTGAATCTCCACGACCCGCTTGACCTTCTGCGCCAGCAACTCGATGCGCTTCTGCGCTACGTCAATGTCGTAGTCAGCACTCTTCTTGCCCAACTGCCAGTCGCTGAGCTGCACGATGGCAACCTCGCGCTTGCCCTTGCGCTTGTCTGGCTTCGGCGCTGGCACGGCTGGAATCTTCATCCCAACCGCAGCGTCCTTCGCCGCACGATAGACCGCTTCGACTAGTTCCTGCGTCTGTCGGTCCTTCTTGGCGAGTGTCCGCAGCGCCCGATTGTGTGCTGCCTTTAGTTCGCCTAACTCGTCCTGCTCATTGAACTCCTTGAAGTCCGTCATGATTCCCTCCTGCAATAGCACTCGCCCCTGCGGTGCCGCTTCACGGTGTCAATGCCAACATCGGCACCCTTCTTCTCAAGCCACCGCCAGATTGACGACGTGCTTACTTCTTGTGCATTGAGTGCGTCCCGCAACGATGCCGCGTCCTCCGGCAAGAGCCGAGGTTCATACAACGCGCAGCGTGGACCCTTCCTAACTTTCTCCATAATCCTCCCCCTAAGTGGCGCGGCTACACGCCATGCGACCGAGAGTGAGCGTTGCTCAGGCTCTTGTCAAGCCCCTAACTTGGCGCGGTAAACAGCAGCTTCAACGGCGTTGCCGATGGCCTCTTCGTCAAGCTTGATGCCACGCTTGGCGCACTCGCTGCGGACGAGCGCGAGGGCTGCTGCCTTCTTCTCTTCTCCAGCCTTCGTTGAGAGTGTCTGGTTGATGCTAGCCACGGTCGCTGAGGCAATCTTCTCCAGCATCGCGTACTGCTCGCGGCTGACGTTGGCTTGAATCAGGTTGATGACTTGCTTGGCGAGATAGCCGAGTGCGGTGATACCAACCGGCACGAGCGCAACGATGAGCGCGTTGAGGAGGTCGTTCACGAGTGGGTCCATCTGCTCCTACTTCCTGTGTACGAGAACCATCGCTGGCGGGGTTGGGAATCCAGCCTCGCCCTTTGAGTCTCGTAGCACCTTCACTTCGGCAGGGGTGGCTGACCGACCTGGCTTGCCTTCCTGCATCGTCGGACAAGCATACGCCCAGCCGTCGTTCTCCCAGACCAGCACGACCCAATGGCCATACGAGTTGAGTGGTCGGCGCTTCCAGTCATCGCGCTGCCACTTGGAGCGCAGGCGCTCTGGCACGACCTTCTGGCTTGCCTGAATGTTCAGGATGAGTGCCGCGCCGTTCTTGACTTGGTTGCTTGCCTCGCTCCAGTCATAGACGTTCCGCGCGTTGAATCCGAGAATCTTCCCAGCCTTTGCCAGCTCAGCGGCTGAGGTGCCTTCTGCGCCGGTCGGCGTGTCTACGCGTCCAGCCTGAGCGCAAGCTGCGTGCGCCTGCTTGGTCGAAGTGTCCACTCCGAGGAAGGTGGCGCAGGTGGCAAGGCTCGCAGGGCCGCAGTCATCCATTGCCTTGACGCCAAGACGCTCGGCGAGTCCGAGCTGCGAGCGAACGATGAGGCTCACTTCTGTCCCATCAGCCAGGCAGTGACGCCGCCAAGCCCTGAGATGCCGAGCAGTGCCACCACGAACTTGGCAAGCCGATAGGCGCCACGAGTCTCGGCGAGTTCCATCTTGATGGTGCCGAGGTCCTTCTCGATGCGGTCAAGCCGCGAGAGAATCTCGTTGTTCTGGCTTCTAGCTGGCATTAGATTTCAGGCTCCGGCTGTGGCTCAGGCAGAGGCTCTGGCTGAGGCTCTGGGGCTGGCGTGAACTCACCGTCAGTATACGAGCCGCCAATCCACACGCTGCGGTCATCCTCCACCGCAACAATCTGCGTAGCGTTGAACAGGATGGCGTAGTCACGCAGGAATACTTGCTGCTGCTCTTCGTTGAGTTCGCCAACGATGACTTGCACCACCGTGTTGCTGGAGTCAAGGAAGGCGTAGCGCATTAGGCAGTCCACACGACGGTGACGAAGCCTGTGGCACCCGCCCCACCTGCGCCGCTCGTGACGGTGATTGTTGAGGTTGAATAGTTGTTTGGCGTACCAGCACCACCGCCAGTAACAAATGTCGCAACAGCCCCGCCCCCGCCGCCACCGCCACCGCTATTGGCAAGACCAGCGCCGCCGTTGCCAGCGGTGGCAACAATGGTGTAGGTGGTAAGCGTTGCGGCACTACCCATTCGTGTAATACCGCCGCCTCCACCGCCACCGCCGCCAGCGCCGCCAACCCCGCCAGCGGATAGTGAGAATACGCCGCCAGCCTGAATCGTTGCGAAAGCGCCCCCGCCACCGCCGCCGCCAAGCCCAGTTGTGGCGCTTGGCGTACCAGCGGCTCCTGCTGAACCGCTAGTTCCACCACTCGCAGTTCCAACGGTGCCAGTTCCACCTCCAGCAACCAGCACTGTGAAAGGCGCGCCATAAGTGAAAGCAGAGATAGCCGCTGCTGGCCCAGAGGAGATAGTTGCGTTATTTGCGCCAGATGCGCCAGAGGTTCCCGCAAGTGACGCAATGCCATACACCAGCGCAGTTGGCGTGCCGCCAACAGTTCCACCATCCCTGCTTATTGACGAGCCGCCAGCGCCAGCAGGGATAGAAAGATATGACCCGAAGGTAGTTGCTGCGCCAGCGCCGCCAGCGTTGCCAGTGCTAGTGATATAGGCGGTGTTTCCACCAGCAACTTTGGTATAACTTGACCCAGCACCTGCCGTACCACCAGCGCCAATGCCAACGCTGACGGTGGCAACATCCCCAACATAAATATCGCGCAGAAATGCCCATTGACCGCTACCGCCGCCTCCACCGCCTTCTGGGGCGTTTTCTGAAAGTGTCCTATACACACTGATTTTTCCTGACGCGCCACCCCCTCCTGCGCCCTGACCAACCACGCTCACATAGTTCACACCAGTTGGGCGTGTCCAAGTTCCGCTTGCGTTGAAGGTCTGCGTCACCAAAAACGCGCCAGTGGCTGTGGTGCT